CGTTGATAATCACGTTATTTGAACTATCAACTTTAATATCGGCGTTAGGGCCAAAGAACATATTACCCGCAGCGTCTGACCTAATAGCAATATCTACGCCGCCACCCGCATTGATTTTGTAGCCGCTGTCTCTAGTAGCCCCGCTACCATCTACAAGAACATAAGGGTCTTCTGCAGTATTAGCAACATGTAGGGTACTTGCTGGTGATGCTCCTGCCCCTATGCCGATTCTATTATTCCCCGCATCCACAAACAGCATATGGGTGTTGCCGTCACTCTCGACGCGGAAGTCTACGTTTGCACTGCCTTCATTAAAAACAGCAGCCGTTGGGCCAAGCCTTAGTTTTTCTATCGCTGGATTTCCTGCTGTTGCAGTATCAAATAAAAGACCACCGTCTTCAGTTGTATTAGATGCGTCTGAAATAAAACCAGTAATAGCAGCATATTCTGTTTGGTTGTTAGAATCATCGTCTGCATTAAATATTATGCACCCGATTCGGTCACCATCTGCTGCGCTGCTATTATCCCTAGCTAAATTTAAAAATGGGCCTCTATTGGCATCTGCATCGGTACATTCAAGGATAAGATTTGCGTCATTATTAGAGGTGCGAAACCGTCCTTGTCCAAGTACATCAAGCGTATACGCAGGGGCAGATGTAATTAGACCAATTCTTGAAGTTGAAGCATCAACAAACAGCATATGGGTGTCGTTGTCACTCTCGACGCGGAAGTCGCTATCCGCACCGCTTTCATTAAACACACCACCTACGTTAAACGAAGCCGCACCAGCACCTGACATATCAAGGGTTAGGGCGGTTATAGACGATCCGTTGTCTACCCCTTTAAAAATTATATCTTGGTCGGTAGTGTTCGCTTGAATTATATTTTGATTGGATGAATGATATATTAAGAAGTCTTGGTTGTCTCCAAAGCGAAAAGCATTACCATCCGCCATATTAGCATCAGCATTAAAAATTGCTCTACCCGCCTCAGACATATCAAGGGTAAGAGCAGTTACAGTAGAACCACCATCGTTGCCTAAGAACTTCATATCTTTGTCAGAGATTTGAGAAGAAATATTTACATCACCAGAGTTGTTCTGAAATATTCTAGCGTGTTCTGTCCCTGCGTCTTTAAACAGAACGTAGCCGCTGTCAGAATCAAGACTAATATCCCCTGCAACGTCTAGTGTGAAGTCTCCAGAAGCATTAGAAATATTGTCTCCTGCGCTAAATACGATGTCATTACCGCCAGTCGTGTTGCCGTTAGCAAGTATTTCTGCAAGTGTGTCAACAGTGCCAACCTGACTATCTACATACGCCTTGATTGACTGTTGAGTAGACAACGCAGTGGCGCTGTTCGAGGCCATGTTGTCTTCGTCGAGAATATTAGTGACAGATACTGCCCCAGTACCAGAAAGGTTGTCAAACTCAACCGTCCCCGCATCAACAGTGCCTGTTACAGTCACGCCTCCGCCGACTGTCACGCTTCCAACTACATTTAAAGCATCAAAGTGTGCATTGTTGAAGACGTTCGCGGCTACGGCACCTGTACCGCCACCGTTAAAGAACACAACCGCAGTCGTACCCGCAGGTACTTCATAGTCGTTACTAGCGTTATATGTGCCTTGAAACAGCAAGATACTGCGCGAACCAGACAAGCTGTTACGCACATAAATAATCTTTTCAGCGTCATTCGGGGTAAGTTGCACATAAGCCGTGCCACCCAAATCACTGCCATCATTAAAAATAACCAATCGGTTGCGCCCGTTTGAATTGGAGCCATCGCTAATTGGAAGTGCGTTTGGAGAGCCAGAAGACCCTGTGGAACTTAAAGTTACTGTGACCTGACCATCAAGCGCAGTATCTAAAAGTTCTAAATTTGTATTCGTGGTACTTCCCCATGTGCCAGACTGTTCGCCAGTTCCTATGAGTTCGATACCGTTGTTTAATGTATATGTACTAGGCATTTTTCTATCCTATGCTGCTATGTCATCCCAGCCCGGAGATTGAGACGGTGTTTCGTCACTCCAAGCGGGGGTGGAAGATGGTGTTACGGGAGTATAACCCGGATTTTGATTTGGAACAATAGCTCCCCAAACGAGGACCTGACCTGCAATACCTGTCGCTGATACTCCAGTGACATGAACGTCTGCATTTGCGTTAGTTTCTACGGCACCAACTTGACCAGTTCCTGCAACGCCAGTGACGTTTACAGTAACAAATATTCCTACATCTACTGTTCCAACAGTACCAGTAGCCGCAACGCCAGTCGCGGGAGCATTCGCGTCAGCAGTTGTAGTGACTGCACCAACAGAAGCTGTAGCCTCCAATCCTGTAACGGAAGTTATTGAATCGGCGGTGACGACGACAGACCCTACGGTTCCTGTACCAGCTACTCCAGTGGCGTTAACAACGGCTGTTCCAATAACTGTAACAGAGTCAACAGACCCAGTAGCCGCAACGCCAGTGACGTTTACATTAACGCCTACGCCTTCAATAATACTTACAGAGCCAACTTCACCTGTTGCGGAAACGCCAGTTGGATTAACGTTAGCCTCTGCTACAACGGTTACGCCGCCAACTGAACCCGCGGCCTGTAGACCAGTCACAGGGACATTGGCCTCTGCGACTATTGTTACAGAGCCAATTCCCCCAACGGCACCCACGTTCGTAACGGAGCCTTCGCCAAAGGCAAGCTGGCCCCACGTTCCTCGGCCCCAACCAGAAAAGGGGACGATAACATCCGTCATTAGGCTATCCGAATGATGGCGTTAGAAGCATCTGCCGTTGGGAATACTACAGTAAAGTCGCCATTTGTAGAAGTTTTGTCAGAACCAAAGTCCAAAACTACAACAGCAGGGTTTCCTGCGGCGGAATCGTTATAAATCAAAGCTCCGCGAGCGGTAATGGTCGAAGAGGACCAAGTTGTATCCGCAAAATCAGTAAAAGCTGTAGTTCCTGAGCTTGTCGGATCAACTCGTGTTAGAGTGTTTCCTCCAGCACTATAACCTGTTCCTGATACCTCGTTAGTCGCGGTATAAGCTGTTGTAGAGGCGTTAAAAGATGCACTATTCGTATAAAGGGCAATCTTAAACGTGCTACCACCTGAGTTTTTAAAGTTATGCACGGCCTCAAGAAGCTCTTTCTTAAAGCTCGTACACATGAAGTTACCTGAAAAGGCCATGTCACAATCTCCTTATAAGTTTAACATGTTTGTTTTGACTGATACTTATCATGTTTTTTCTCGCAAAATAAGACCAGTACGATAAGCGTCAGTAACTTCTTGTGATTCTCCGAAGTTTTTGACGCGAGAAAGGGCTTCAGTGAATCGCTGAGTGTAGTTTTGAACTAAATCAGCCTCACCCTTCATAAATGTATATGCTTCGATTAAAGAGCCATATAGCATTGAAACAGAAGCATTTGTGCTTAACCATGTTGTTCCATCTTCAGCACCAGCCGTTAGGCTTGCTGGGCGATAGAAATAGTGAAGCTCCACTTCATAGGCCGCATCTGGAGTTGGGCCTAGTATGAAATTATCAATATCAAACTGCGCATAGTATCTAGGAGCGCCAGCCGTAGAATTGTTCGGGTTAAATGACTGAACAAAGTTTACGTCTTTAAATAAAACAAACTCTTTGTTGCCTCCACTTGTAAAAGAAAGGCTATATGGAGCTAAATAATCGCTGGGAAGGGCAAGATATTGATTGTTTGCCGCCATATTCCCGGATTGATTCTTCCTAAATACCTCTAACTGAGCTATTTTGAGTATGCGCTCTTCAGTGTTTTTAATGAAAATATCAAGACTGTTCACAAAAGTTGTTTCTGTGTTTTCAGTGTAATCCTGAATCGCGGTCTTTAATTGTGCGTATGTAAAGCTCATGATATATTCACCGTAACGCTACCAACAGAACCAGTAGCAACTAAATTATTTGGGGTTAATCCCCCATCGTATGCCATTCCTACTGGATTCCAGCCCCATTGTATATTGTCTTGTTGCGGAATGTTCTGTTCAGGCCGTGGATTGCGCAGTGCTTGGGGGTCAGGAGTGGCGCGAAGAGGCTCTAATTGCGGTTGCTTCGCCTCCCACTCATCCTTGCCTACAAGAAGCCCATTCCACTCCTTGCGCATGTCTCTGAGCCTGTATCTGAAGCCAGAACGGTCAGATATGCCATATGCCCACTTTCCTGTGGCATACTTAGACATAACGGTAATTCCTCAAATCAGGAGCGACTCTAAAGGATGCGCGATCTCTATCTTCATCCATTGCTCGACCTATTTCCTCTTCATACACCGTTTTTAGGAGTTGAGAGCGGTCTGGAGCGCGTTTTATGCTTATATAATAGGCCAAACCAGCCGCTAAAGCAGGGTAAAAACGAAAGGGAACTTGCACTGTATTTGTGTAAGTATCGGCATCATCTAGGCGTATTAGGGCGTTATAATACACCACATCAGTGCTATTATCAGGCAAAGGCCACATTTTTAAGACAGGATTTATCAATCTATCGACAAAATACTGCGTTGGGCGACCTGTTGTGGATTTTGTTGGGATATTTAGGTATTCATCCCTACTTATGCGGTCTAACGCGTAATCTGTGCCATCTCGACGTACAACAAGGGATAATATGTCAATTGTGGACGTTCCGAGGTCGTAAGTGCCATCTCCCTGAGTAACTGTCAGGTTCTTTTCAGCTATAGTCCATTGATTTAATCCACGGTTAGCCCAGTCAGCAAACATTAGGTTCATAGACCTTTTTGCTGTTTTTAAGTCATATCCAGTGCGAACTTCCAAGCCGCAACGCTCAAAAGCCTCTTCAACGTAGTCAGCTACGTCTAATTCAAAGTCTGTTGAGCCTGATACTGTCATTTCTTCTTCCTTTTAAGAGCCTTTACCCTCCGAGGTTTACCCGCAGGTTGCCCAATACGCTTCTTTTGTGCCACTCTACTACGCTTTTCGCTCGCTGTCATCTCCGAAGCTGTCTTCGGGGTCTTTGAGCTTACGCGCTTGCTTGGGCGACAGTAAGGTGTTCCACGTTTTTCACCCTTTTTGCGACCACAAGCCTTGCCTGTACGCACATCTTTCCAGTCTTCTTTAAACCAACGCTTTAAAGCCGCGCCTTTTTTTGTTTTTCTAACCGCCATCAGCTTTTCTTCGTCACTTTGCGGCGACCAGACATCACCTTTCCGCAACCATTTGCGACTACTTCACCACCTTTTACCATTCGACGCACTGGACGCTTGCGAAACTCGTTAGAAGGCTCAATAACGCCTCCCATAGCCTTCTTTACAGGCTTTTTCTTACTGTTTCCCCAGTTTTTAGCGCCGACTTTTCGGCACTTTGCGATTGCGCCGCTTGCGTATGCGCTTGGGAACACCTTGTACCTTGCTTTTACCTTTTTGTAGCACGCGTCCTTTGGCATTTTTCTTCCTCTTCATAGGCGGCTTTGTGATTTGCTGCCCCATCTGTGAACGGCTTATCGCCATTTAGCATTTCCACCGTTTTCTTGCTTGCCTCAAACGGCTATTTGGGTCTTTTGCCGCTTTTGGAAACTTTTTCATTTGACCAGCCGAGCGTGCGCAATATGATTTACGCCGCTTTGCCGCTTTACTGCCCTTTTTGACCTTACCAGTCACAGCAGTCTTCAGCTTAGAGCCGGGATTTGCTTTTTTGTACGCGGCAACGCCCTTTTTGGTCATGCCAGCCCCTGATTTGGTCTTACGGTAATTCCCGCCCTTACCAGTGGTTTTTCGTATAGGATTTTCTTTTTTACGAGGCATTAATCACCTATAAAACTTTTAGATGGGAGAATAAGGCACCCTCCCACCATATTTTAAGACAAAAACACTGTCAGTTCGTTGCTTGATCCCGTGAAAGCACTAACATACGCACCGCTTGTAGCGAGAATACCATCATCAGGAATGTTTAAATGGTGCATCCCTACTGGAAAGGTTTGCGTAATCAGTGTATCGCCCGAACCGCTACCATCTTTAATTGTAAAAGCACCCGCTGCGGCTGCATAAATTACAATTTGACGAATGCGAGAACGAGCAGGACCGACAACAGCCGCAGATGTACCCTGCGCCCAATTATATGCCTTTACTGGACCTGCCATATTATTCTCCTATTACGCTAAGTTGTTGTTTTGAGCGTATAGAATAGTAAAACGAACCAAACCCGCATTTGTTGCTGCTGAAGCAGTTACAGTCAAACGAATGTCTGCTGTTCCTGTGTCTTGCCATGCCAACGCAGCGCCAGCTTCTGTGGTCGGATACTTACGACCTGCTGTTGTTCCGCTTGCGAATGTGTTTAAAATAGTAGCTGCACCACCTACGGTATCACCAACACTCAAGTTGGTTGTAGCATTCGCCGCAGTAATTACATCAATTACACAGTCAATAATCTGAGAATTTGCAGGAATAACAACGTCAGTAACGGATGCCGCTAATGCGCCGCCAGATAAATCTGCTGAAAAAGTCTGCGTCATAACAACTTGACCAACGTTTGCAATATCAGAGCCAAGCGTTGTGCCAGTAGTATCTTTAATTGTGCCAGCCTTTATTGGGCCAGAGAAAGTAGTAATACCCATGTCTATCTCCTGTCTGGGTTAAGTCAGCCGCCCAATGCGGCTGTCAGGGATAAATTAACAATACACCAAGTTTTAAAAAAAAGAAAGGGGCCACCGAAGTGACCCCTCAAGTTAGGAGGAGGTATGAACTACCTCCCTAACTGTAACACACTTTATGCACCCGGAGAACCGAATACAGCGCGTGGGTCAGAATAGCCGAAGCTATAACGCTCACGAGCTTTAAAGCGCATGTTGCCTGTGTCAAAATCAGCTTCCATGTTTGTACGCATTGGTGAGCGTTCAAAGTGTTTGAAGCCATTTGGAGCATCAGTTTTGATGAAAAACGCATCTGGGTCTGTCAAGAAGTGGTTAACAGTGTAACCCTCTGGAAGCATACCCATGTTACGAATTGCGTTAATATCATTATCGGCTGTGCCAACACGCAATGTTGATTCCAACAAACGATCTGCAACGAATTGCAGTTGTGGTGGAATGATCATTTTTGTGCCGCGCAGAGCAATAATCATGTTACGCTCATCTACGAAGGTTGAAATATCAATCAACGCATTTTCCAACGAAGTTTCGTTGAGATCAGCCGCTGTTGATGGTTCGTTGCGGAAAGTTCCGCCACCTGCAAGTGGGTGTGCTGTTGAACAAAGCTCAACACCGTCACCACCAGAGAAGTTAGCATTAAACGCGTTGTTTAATACTGACGCCGCTTTAACCTGCTTAGTGTGAGCCATAGAACGCGCAAGCGCCTTCGTATAGCGAGCACCAAGACGGTCATACAGGTTATCTTCGATAGCCTCTTCCGTCAAAGCGAATGCAAGCGCAACTGTTTCGTGTGAATAACGAGCAGTATATGCTTCATTTGCATTGTCGAATTCGACGCCAGACCCTTCGGATTTTGTGGGAGCATTCCCAAATCCGACGAGCATAACTTCCTCTTCAAACGCACGGTCTGAAGATTCTGTGTCAAAGATTTCAGCATGTTCGCCTTCGTAGCGATCATACTCCATACCGAACAGAGCGTTTAAACCCGGTTCTAGCTCTTTGACGAGTTGTGAACGTGAAATAGCCATAACTCAGTCTCCTTATGCTAGACCCGCAGTGCCAGCACTGAACAGGTGGTTGTTGATTTTTACGATCACATTAGTGTTCGCGGTGGCTACATCGCTATTCTCAGGGTCCTGAGAAATGTCGATTGCTTTGAGTGGAAGACCAGCAGTCGTCGCACCCGTTGTGACATCTAGCTCAGTGCGAGAATTACCACTTACGGTACTTCCTGCTGTTGCGTCAACAATGTCGAAATTGCCAAACAAATCAGCTACAGGGAATGCAGCGTCAGCTTGGATTTCAAAGGTTGCACTTGGGTCATCAATGACATTTGCGAAAATGTCTGTCCCAGTTGCACTTGCAGGCCAATAGTTTGAATAAACAATATTGCCATTTGGGTCTACATATGAACAGCCGTTAAATACGCCCAAAATCAAATTGGTAGCGCCCGCTGGAGCACGAGTAATAGTTCCGTCAGTGGCGACTATAACTAAGTCACCTTGGAAAATACCCGTACCATATCCAGAAGCGATACGATACCGATTTTGTCTCTGCGAGCTAGTGCTCGTTTTGACAGGGCGAAGGCCGAAAGCAGCGTCTTGATTAGACATCTTTACTCTCCTTCAGAGTTCCCGCGTCCTTTCTGTCCGAAAGAAACGGAAGATTTACGTTGAGGACTTAGCTTCGGCATGGCTGGGTTGTTTTCACGCATCCAGTCACGATCCACTGCGTCCAATTGATTTTTTGAAACACCTTGATAATGTTTATTCCGCTGATCAGCCATTTCGACAGGGATACGAGCGAGAACAAGACCACCAACACCGATAGTGCCAGCGTTGCGTCCCTCATCTACTACAGGCCCTAAATAATCGGGATACTCTTCAGCGCGAACGAGGTCCCAGCCTTCTTGCCGTTTTTTATGAACGTTTGTTTTATCGTCGAATTCCATTACAGATTCGCGTATCCAACGGTGTTTATAACCGATAGGTGGTTCGGGAGCTTCCAGAGCAGAGCCGGGTCGCCATTCTTGAACGCGCTCTGCGCGATCCCGCGTGTTTGATTCGCGTGGTGTCCTGTCTGCCATTTTATTCTCTCCGATTTCCAATTTTTGCGACTTCTTTTGCGTACTTATCCAGAGGAATCCTCATCTTTTTCGCAAACGCCACTTGACCCGGTGTTAATTCAACCGATTTTTTCCGCCCTGATTTTACTGACCGTCCATTGGACGCAGGAGCAACAGTCTGAGCGTTGGACCGTCTTTCCCGATTAAATTTTTGGGGCATTTCTCTACGCATACGAGAGTCGATTTCTTTGTAGTAATCGTCTGACGTAGGATCAAAATCCTCTTCCAAAACAAGTTGTTCGTGGATTGCTTGAGCCGCACGCGTCATGATGCGGTCATTTCCAAACCAAGAATTCTTTTCCAACCAACCTTCAAGTTTAGGATCACGAGCTTGTGGAGCTTGTGGAGGCCGTGCTTGTTGAGGTGGTGGCTGTTGCGGTGTCTGAGAAGCCTGTTTTGCGGCTGCTTGTTGACGCTGCAAATTAATTTTTTGAACTCTAACTTTTTCTTTAGCTACAGCTATTTGAGATAATGCTTGTTGCGCTTTCGCGGCCTTTTCATAATCACCAGCTTCACTAGCTTCAGTGTAAGCGCGAGTCGCTTGAACTTCTTGAGCTTTTAAACGATTTTCAGTTTCAGAGTTATATCCTACGCTCATTTGCTGCAAACGCTGTTTCATCTGAGCGTTTTCTTGCTGCATGTTTTGAGCATACTGAACCGCGGCTTGGGCTTCTTCGGAAGCCTGCTTTCGTTTCGCAGTTAATTGATTAATTCGACGCTGGACAGATTCGCTGTAATTTTCTAGCTCATCGTCGCCATTAGATTTTTTACGAACATTTGTTCGGGTTTCTTCTTCATCGCTATCCGATGTAGAAACCTCATATTCGTCGTCACTGCTGTCGTCTTCAACTTCAACAGATGCGCCATTTTCAAAATCTTCGTCTTCACGAATATCTTCAGCCATAGCCATTTTCCTTGCTCTCCCTTACCTTATACATACGAAATGTCCTTGGGGTCAAGAATCGTAGCAATAATATTATCGTCATTTATGATACGAACCTCAAGACCTTCCACTTTGAACCTATTTCCACTATATCTTCCTATAAGAACCCAATCTTTCTCATTACACCAAGGACCATTTGGGAACTTCTGGGTGTCTGCATAAGCATCGGGGCCTAACTTAACGACATAAGCCGCTACGGTAGCAAAGGATTCACGCTCTCGAACAGCGTCTGGAACAATAATTCCGCCCTTTGTTTTCTCGCTAGGATAGTATGGTATGATAAGAACGCGATAGCCTGTTGGCTGTGGCAATCTCTCAAGTGATGAAGACTCCATCTGTGACGGATCATCTTCGTTTTTGTTTTCTGAGCTTTTGCCAAAAGCATTTTCAATAGGCTTTGGCATTGCTGGGTTTTCTTTTATGGCCTTTTGCGCTGCCTTCGCAACGTGATCAGGCACAAATAACTTGCTAGTCATCTGCGTACTCTATGCCTTTCATCGCGGCTTTAAGTTCATCCTCAACGTAGGCCATGCCGCGTATTTCACCTACGATGTACCGATACTCCTCAAAGGTCTGTATCGAACCATCCGCGAGCTTATCTTTAAGACGCACATCGCGCTCGCGTATGCTTTTGTATAAATATTCTGCAAGATTAAGTGCGTCCATACAACATATAGTATGCTAATGTGCGGGAAACACAAGTACAAATACCAGAAAATCAGAAAATTCCTTGGAACTTCTGGGGTCTTGCCGCTTTGCTAAACCTACTTAGACTTTTTTGCGGCGGCTTTTTTCTTTGCGACTGGTTTTTTCTTGGCTTTTGGCTTTTCAACCCACGCTTCGTTTTCTGGCGTGCTTGGGTCATCTTTGACGAAGTGTCCATCTTTATTACGCGCCCTTACCATTTCTACAGGATTTTCAGATAGCCTTTGGGCTACCTTCTTTTCTTTTTCCTGTTGCGCCATTTTTGCTCTAACAGTTGATGTCATGATACTATCCTTTGCTCATTGCATTTAGAGAAGCAATGTCACGCTGTGTTTGCAATCTCTCTTCAGCAATTCTGGTTTTGTCTTCCAGAGCGGCTTCGGACACATCAATACGCTGTTGTGCTATGAGTACGTCACTGCGCTCCTTCTCTTCATTGAATGCCTGTTTTGCGTCAAACTCTTCTTGCTTACGCTGTAAATCTGCGGCCTTCAGTTGAAGCTCTTGGTTTCTTATATCTACCAAAGGATCGCCTTGCTCTTCTGGCGTCATGGCCTGAACAAGTTCTTCGGTTAGATCAGCAATAATCTGAGCCGCCATCGCATCAACTTGAGGCTGTATTTGCTGCATCATTTGTTGCTGTGGGTCCATAGGAGGTTGACCCGGAGGTGGTGGTGGCTGCATCATCGCTTGCTGTTGCATCATCTGCATTTGCTCTGGTGGAATCTGGCTCATGACTTCTTGTTGCGCCTGTGCCTCTGCGAGTAGCCCTATATGCTCCTGTATGTGGCCTTGTAGCGCCATAATAGCATTAGGGTTCAGTTGCATAGCTGGAGTAGACATAACAGCCATATGAGCCTCTATGTGAGCCTCGTGGTCTTGCTGTGGGAATGCCTGTAAAGGAGCGCCCATAAGAGCGTTTTGGTTTTCCTTCGATGGATTAACAGGAGGAGGTGGTGGTGGAGGCGGTGGCAAGATGCCATCAATGTTAGTCACACCAAGAGCCTCGTACATTTTTCGGTACGCTTGATACAAGCCCTGTGGACCGCCGTGTATCTGCGGGTTTGACTGAACCATTTGCAACTCTGTCTGCGCCAACGCAATACGCTGGGACATAGAGAAAATGTTTGGATCAGACACAGGAAGAACATCAATGCGAGCATCAAAGTCCTGTACGAATATTTCTGGACCCATCTGCATATCAGCAGGATATGGGTACGCCTGAACAGTTTCAGCGAAAATCTTAGAAAGCAGCTTAAACTCAATCTTTTGAGAATAATGCAAACGCTTATGGATCGCAGACATAACCTTTGTCCCACGCTCCATGATCGCCATAGTGGTTCCCACTGGCGTCTCACCGCTCATCTCACCGACCTTCATGTCAGCCATAGATGCGAACCTACGCCCAGCGTCTACAAGCGTTCCCAGAAGGTTATAAAGCGTCCCTGAAGGCTCCTTGAAGGGGAGTGGCATCAAAGAGCCTTGCAGGGTGCCTCCAACCACATCAATATCGCGGAACTCACCCGGTTGTAGGGGGGAATCTTCATCACGAATACGAGCGCCACGGGCCTTAAAGCCTGCTGGCAAGTTGGAGAGGGTGCCTGCATCAATCAATTGACGCAAAATAGACGTAGATGCTTGGGCTAAACCACCAATCATATGTGTTAAGCCAAGGCCATAAAAACCAAGACCCGGAAGAAACTTGTAATGCACGAAGTATTGCTTCGCACGCTTCATCGGGTCAGCTTCCTCGTAGCTCCTACGAACAGATAGTACATCACCAGAATCGGCAATGATCGTGACGATATAAGGAAGTCGCAAACCTGTAGGCTCGCCGTCCTCACCCATGTCCTCGAAACCTTCAATGTCTAAGGACGTATGAACCTCATAAAGAGTTATATCCTCAGACGGTCCAGATGGATGTACGCCTTGAATGTCATCAATAGACTCCTCAACCTCACCCATAGACGCTTCGTCATAGTTGGAAGAACTTGGAAGTTCGATGTCTTTGTAAAATCCTACAAGTTGTAGCTTTCGAACATCATTCGAATCCATATTCAAACGATGCGTAATCCGCGGAGAAGACATCAAATCAGTTGCACCATAAGGCACAATCACATCTTCAGCATGAATGAACTTACTGACCGCACGCCCTTTAAGCGGGTCAAAGTAAACTTTTTTAAATGTCGATCCAATCACAGGTAAATAAAACAGCATCTGATCCAACTCAGGATCGTACTCTTCCATTTCATATGTAATCATATAATTCATGTAGTCTTTGACACGCTCAGACTGCTTAACAAGCATTTCATTCTGTGCGCCAACAACGGCGGTACGAACAGGTCCAGTTGCAGGCAATAACTCACGATAAGCCTGCGCTTGAAACTGCGTAACACTTTCAGCAAGCAAAGGATGAATAACACCAGAAGAACCCTCGAAAGGCTCACTGCGCTCTTCAGTCTTCATACCAAGAAACTCTAGTCCCTTTTTGTATGTATCTTCCCAGTCTTGGCGTGCCGCAAAGTCATCTTCAATCGCGTTAACAATATCAGAAGATATAGCCATAAGCTCATCTTCCTCAATAACGTCTGCAAGGTTTCCATCAAAAGGAACGTCAGCTACAGGCTCACCCTCTTCTTCATATTCACCAACAACGGCACTACCATCATCAAATTCAGTAATCCCCGGAGTTGCTGGAAGCTCAGGTATTTCCTGCATACGAGTTGTATCTTCAATCACTGGTTCTTCGGGAGTGCCGCCAGCACCTAAACCTTGCTCAATAGCCATTAGAAAATGTCCCTCTCGTTACCCTCAATCGGCTCAAGAGTGTTAATATTGTCAAAATCTGTGATAGGGCCACCCTTTTTCCACAAGTTGCAGACATTTTCCGCCATACATGTGAAGTCTAATTCGGTGCAGTAACCTACAGGAACGTCTTCTTTCATTCCTATTCCGTTATCAATGCAATCCAAAACAGAAGCGCGAATGTCATAATAAGCGCATGTACCACATACATTCTTGTCACTTTCAGCCGCGCCGTAATCTTGGTCTTTGATCGCAGACTCACGATTTTCATCGTTAATAGACGAATCTTGAGTTGATAGAGGGCAAGAAATCTCCTCCTCCATCATATCATCATCGTACATATCATCATCAACGAGTTGATTAACGCCAGACTTCAATTCTTCCATATCAATGTTAATGATGATTTTAGCCATTATTTTACTCCAGAAAATCTGGTTCCGCTAATAGCAGCACCACCACCGCGGGAATGACCGCCACCAGTACCACCTTTTGTGGAAGCCTTTTGAGGCTCTGGATCATGCTCATACATAACGCCGTCTTTCTCAACGTTGCCACCATGACCATATTTCTTAACAGCACCGCCGCCCATGTACTTCTTAACAGCGCCGCCTTCCATATACCTCATAGCCGCTTCAGGGTCCATCTTTTGCTGAACCGCTTCAGGTAACTTTGAAAATCCTTTATATTTTTTTGACATATTTGGCATTAGCTTTGTCCTTTATACTTGCCGCCGCGTCCCTTCATGACACAGCCCATCTTTGGTTTCTTAACCTTTTTATTTCTCACAGCGCCGCCATCTTCATACTTCATGACCTTGCCGCCCTTCATCATGCCAGCAGGAGACTTATTAATTCGTCCCATCATCATTTTAAGTATTTTTGCTTTATCAGCATCTGAAATGGCTTTTTCGCCTTTACGAATCTCTTCGTTCTCACGGCCTTCCATCATTTGAATGCGATTGCCACGTTCTAAAGCCGCAATCTCCGCTGGAGTTGCATCCATGCCCCTAGCAAGACCCGCAGGGCGCATCTTTGGTCGTGGTGAACTCATCGGCGCACCGCCCATAGCTTGCTTCAGAGCCTTCATAATTGCTTGTTTTTGATCAGCCATAAAAGCCTCCTAATAATATTCGCGTTTGCGCCGCATAAAAGCAGCCTCTTCTTCATCATCATAATCACTCGGAGTGGTGATAAAACCACCCTGTCTGAATCGTAGTATAGCCTGAGTCATCGAATCCGCCAAGTCATCATGTTCACCATTGGGAAATGCCGCACATTCTTCCATAACTTCATCTGAGAAATTCGTCTCAGGTGCCCACACCATGCCACTTTCAAACACAGGCGCACAGGCGTGCATACGAGTAAACTTATCAGCACCGCGGCTCGGAGTAAATGGTGTTACAGGAATGCCCATCCTGCGAAGCTCTTGAGTTAATGGCATTCCACTCGCTTTTTGCTCCACTAGAACCATGTCAGGCTCATATAATTTATAAGACTTTAACGCCTCTTCCTTCAGTTCTGGAAACTCCCAGCGCCCTCTTTCAGCGTCCAAAAGGATGATATGATCCTCTCGCGTCTCATCATTGTGAAATATACCCCAAGTCGTAATCGCACTGTAGTCAGCCCTGTCAGACTTACTAAACGCAGTGTCATAACTCTGAATAATATAGCTGCAAGCGGGTGGGTCTTCGTCTTCCCACATGTTCCACCACTCGCGCTTAATAATCGCACCCTCTTCAGCAGTAGGGTTCTGCATATACTGAGCATTCCACTTGGCAACAGGAATAGACGCCTTAACGC